CCCACAAGCTGGTCCCCATGCTGGTGGGCAGGTCCTCCATTGGCCGCCTGGGCATCTTTGTCCACGTGACCGCCGGGTTTGGCGATGTGGGCTTTTCCGGGAACTGGACCTTGGAACTGACCTGCGTGCAGCCGGTGCGGGTGTACCCCGGCATGGAGATTTGCCAAATTTATTATCAGACCACCACCGGCGAGATTTTAAGCCAGTATCACGGAAAGTACCAGGGCAGCCGGGATGTGGTGGCCAGCCGGATCTATCAGGAGTGGAGCAATGGACAGAGAGACATGGAAGATTAAAACCTGCCCGGTGTGTAAAACAAAATTTCTCTCAACCACAGGCAAGGACATCTACTGTGGCAGGAAGTGTTATATGGCGCAGAGGTTTGGAATGCCAAGGAAGAAGAAGGAGGGAACCCCATGACAAGAAAAGAAATTCTCGCCGCTGCGGAGAAGTGCGTTTGCGGAGATCGGGAGCAGGATTATGGAATTCCAGAAAATAGCTTTCGTTTGATTGCGGAATTTTGGCACACCTATCTCAGTGCGAAGTGTGTTGCCGCTGGGGTCCATGTACAGTTAGAGCCGGAGGATGTGGCGGCCATGATGGCCTTGCTCAAGATTGCCCGGGTATCTGTAAACCCTGAGCACGTAGATAGCTGGATTGATGGGGCGGGGTATATGGCTTGCGGCGGGGAATTGGCGACGCTGGGGGAAAAAGATTGAGTATCACAAAAGGAATGTTTACCAGCACAACGGATCTCTGGGAAACACCGCAAGCATTTTTTGACCAACTCAATGCAGAGTTTTGTTTTTCCCTGGACGCATGCGCTCTGCCGTGGAATGCGAAGTGTGAAAGATATTACACCCCAGAGCAAGACGGATTGTCTCAGCCCTGGACCGGTGTTGTATGGTGCAATCCTCCCTATGGACGGAAGATCGGGAAATGGGTCGAAAAAGCGGTTGCCAGCGTTTCAGAAGGTGCCACGGTTGTGATGCTGCTGCCAGCAAGAACGGACACGCAGTGGTTTCACCGGTACATCTATCACCAGGCAGAGATCCGGTTTGTGCCTGGACGTCTAAAATTTGGCGGCGCCAAATGGAATGCACCGTTTCCGTGCATGGTTGTGATATTTAGGCCGGGGAGGGAAGAACAGAGATGACGCAGGAGGGGATGGAGTGAGCCTAAAAGATTTGATTGCTGATGTGAACGTCAACGAGATTTGCGAACACATCGAAACCGAAACATTGTCAGAATGGGTAAACGCATGGCAGGAAGCCGCCCTCTCCGCCCTCCGTCCTGTCAGCCGGGAGCAGGTGGAGAAGGTGTGGAGGGGGAAGTGGAAATATAGTCATACAAGCGAAATAGATCATTTTGCTGTTGTTAAATGCTCAAAGTGTGGATACGAAGCGTTTGCGATCTCCCTTTTTGTGAAAGATGGAAATTTCTGTCCTTCCTGCGGCGCTCCCATGACGGACGAGGCCGTGGAGATGGTGCTGGAGAGGATGGAGGCGCTGAATAATGATTGAATTTTTGTTCTTTGTAGGTGCGTTATCAGTCGCAGGGCTATCCATGTATGGGATCGTGAATAGCGTTTTTTATCTTTGGGAAACCAGAGAAAGGCGTGACCTGAAAAAAGAATTTATAGCATGCTGTAAAAAAAGGATGCAGGAGGCGATGAAAGATGGCAAGGGCGATTGATGCCGAATATGTTGAAAGAATTTTTATGAAGTGGTTAAATACCCTCCCTGATGGAGAAGAAACACCAGCCATAGAAAGTTGTTTGAATGTAGTTAAAAATGCGCCCACCCTTACCCCGCTGAACGAGCCGCTGACGCTGGAGGAGCTGCGGGAGATGAATGAAGTACCTGTATGGATTCAAAATCTTGAAGAGCCAGCAAAAAGCCAATGGAGGCTATTATATTGGGACAGAGGGAAATACCTTGTCCTGCAAGGCATATCAGTCCGTGGTTATTTGATGGAAGAATACGGAGAATCTTGGCTTGCCTACCGCCGCCCGCCGGAGGGAGAGGAGGACACCTGATGGACTACGAAAAGCTGATTGAGTGGCTTAAAAAACCGTGCTGGGGAGAATCTGCGCACTTGGTGGACAAAGAGAGGATGGAAGCCGCCACCGCCCTCTCAACTCTCCAATCCGAAAATAAGAAGCTGCGGGCCGAGATGTCTCAAGCTCGTGAATCTTTAGATTTTGCTCGTACAAAAGACGCTGAAATTTTACGGCTTGGAATGGAGTTGGGTCATCTAAAGAAGCATATGGAAAGATTAACTCATAGGCTTGGCAATGGAGAAATTACATGCAATATGGCAAGAGATGATTGCAGGAAGATGGGCGGAGATTGTCAGATAGATAGTAAAATCCTTGACCGCCTTGCTGCTTATGAGGAAACGGGCCTGGAGCCGGAGGAGATTGATCGTATACTTGATGCTTATGGGCGCGGGATGACTCTACGGACAGAGAACGCTCAGAGATTGGAAATCGTAAAGGACATCAAAACTACCCGTCTCCGCGAGCTTGCCCAGGCGGACAAAGAGGGGCGGTGCGTGGTGATGCCGTGCCAACCTGGGGATAAAGTTTCATACAAGAGTAGCACAGGGTTTTGGTGCAATGCGGTTATTAAGGATTACACGCCTGAAAATATATTTATCACGGCGGAGACTGAAATCCCGAACGCAGAGCCGTTAAGTCATACATTCTCGATTTTGGAAATTGAGGCCGCACTACGGAGGGAGCAGGATGGATGATTTTAGAAAGTGCAATTTCTGTCAGTACTATGATGAATACGAAGGCTGTGAGTGGGGTTGTGACAATTACGAAGATTTTAAGCCTGCAAAGTTGCGCATGGTCGAGTTTGCAAAAGAGCATGACATTTCTGTTGCAGACCTAATTGCACTGATTGAAATGGGGTGAGTCAGAATGAAGGAGTACATCGAGAGGGCACAGCTCTTAAAAAATCTTGGGTATGATGAAACAAGACGAGCTGATGTCCTTCCTGGGTCAACGTTTGATATTGTTCTGAAAGAGCCCGCCGCCGACGTTGCGGAGGTGAGGCACGGGAGATGGGAGTTTTTAGGGCCAAATAGACTAATTAAAAGTTGTATGTGTGGAACTTGCAGTGTTTGTCATGTTAGGTCAGTATACATCGTAAATACTGCGATTTGCCCCAACTGCGGCGCTCCCATGGACAAGGAGGACGAGCATGAGGCTAATTGATTCTGATGAACTGAAAAGACAAGTAAAAGGACTGCCCATGATGAGTAATTGGGGAGAAGCATTCATACCACGGCTTATAGATGAGCAACTAATCATTGACCCCGTCCATGTCGCTGGCGGGTGCTATTGCCGAGAATGCGAAAAAGCTAAACCAGGTGGGTCCGGCTATGTTTGGTGCGGTGAGAAAGCTATGCCGCTTAATGGATTTTGTAGTGAAGGAAAGCGAAAGGATGGCTGACCATGAAGTTTCGGAATCCGAATACAAAAGAAGTGTATGAAGTAGTACATAATAACTGTGAAGCGTCAGGATTTTGTGCTAACTTGTCTTGTTTGTTTTGTCCTATATCGAATAAAACAAAAGGTATGTGTTCCACCTGGATAAATGACAACCCAAATGAAGCTGCTCGCTTGATGGGTTATGAGGCGGTAGAGGATGATTGCGACCAGTCGCAAAAAAGTCGCAATTCAGTCGCAAAAAAGGAGGAGGCCAACATGAACAAGCCGAGAATTTGCGAGGTGCTTGGGATGGAGGTAAACCAGAACTTCCAGTTTAATGATTTCCCATTTGACGAAGTGAAAAGTTATTTTATCGGCACAGATGGAGAAATTAGAAATGTACATGGTGGAGAAGTGGCCTCCAGCGAACTTTGTTACATTATCAATCACCCCGACTGCATCATCCGCGAGCCCCGCTGGACGGAGCAGGAGGTGGAGAGGGCGAAGGCTATCAAGATGTTATACTCAGAGGCAGAAAGCATTGAGATGTATGGCTTCGGCATTAGAGTTTTCAACAGGAAACTTGTCATTGCAACACTCGACCCCTCTTTGTTTCCTTCTCTTCGCCAAAATGAAATCATCACCCTTGACGAGATCATCGGAGGTGCAGAATGAGAGAGATCCTTTTCAAAGCCAAGCGGCTAAGTGATGGCGAGTGGGTGGAAGGGTATTATATAGGGCCGGTAGGCGTCCTTGATGTACATGAGATTTGTGATATTCAAGATATTGCAGGAGCGCGAGTTGAGGTAGACCCATTCACAGTTTGTCAGTACGCCGGTCTGACCGACAAGAACGGAACGAAGATTTTTGAGGGGGATATCATCCATTGGACGAATTGGAACGGCGAACAAAAAGAAGCCCCTGTATGCTATGACCAAGAGTGGAATAGATTTTGTGTTTGGTTGAATGGCGCTGAAAGCATGGGCGTAAATATACATCTGTCAACGAGCGGAATTGAGGTCATCGGCTCCATCCACGACGGGGAGGGCGGACAGCATGAGCAGTAAAATCCTTTTTCCAACTTCCAATGTCTCTCCCGATCAGGCCGTAAATATTATAAAAACAGGACTGAACAATGAATACATCCCCATCAAAACAAGGAGACTTGCCATTGAACAGGTGGCATACATGGAGAGGTGCAGTAGCGTCACAAAAGACGAGTTAGCGAAGGCTTTGTGGTGGCTGCTTGACCACTACAACTTTGATAAAGACGGGTTAGTGGAGGTTCTGCGGTGGGTGTTTAACCACTACGATCTTGATGAGGATATTTGACAGCATGAGGGCAATGAATGACAATCTTAGCGATTGACCCAGGGGACAAGCAGAGCGCCTATTGCTTCATAGACAGCGAAGATTTACGTCCGCTGCGGTTTGGCAAAGAACAAAATGCTGTGGTCCTTTTGATTCTCCAGTTGGAGAAGTATGATCTTGTAGTCATTGAACGCTTGGCAAGCTACGGCATGCCGGTTGGACGCAATGTTTTTGAAACCTGCGAATGGGTGGGGAGATTCACGCAAGCAGCACAGAAGCCAGTGGACTACATATACCGCCAGGATGAAAAGCTCCATCTCTGCCATGACAGCAGGGCCAAGGATGCCAATATCCGACGAGCACTGATTGACCGATTTGCAACCCATGATCTGAAAAACGGGAAGGGGACGAAAAAGAACCCAGATTGGTTCTATGGGTTCTCTTCCGATGTATGGGCGGCGTATGCGGTTGGAATTACGTACACAGAGACAAAATTAAAATTGTAAACAAAGTGTTAAGATCGTCTAACAATTTGACCGAAATGGAGGGCTGCGATATAATTTAGACAGGAAATGGTTTTATACAT